CCAAAGCAAAACTATACGAATGCTATGTAGCTGTTGGTGGCGAATATGGACCAGATGAAAGACAGTGTTGCTTACAAATATACACTATTACTTTCGATAGGTTCCCATTCTCAGAAACCACATGGAACAAGTTTAAGTATCGACTAATACAGACACACATGCATGAGTTAATACACTTCATGCAATTTGATAGACGAGGAGACGAATGGTCTGGCTATATCGTTCCTTACAAGAAAGTAAAACATGAAAAGAAGAACATTGAGAGAAGATATCTCTCCGAGTTCGATGAAATTCAGGCATATGCCCATTGTGTGTTACTTGATTTCAAAACCTACAAACCAAATATAACCACAGAAGAACTAATCAATAGAGCAAAGCACTCTAAAGATTCTTCTACTCTCAACTACATCCTTAAAACATTCAATTACGACTATCGTAATAACGCTGCAATTCCTAAGTTGATGCAGCAGATCGCCAAGTGGGATCGTAAATACCAGCGAACTATCCGAGCATCTCGTCGTCCTAAATAATAGGTTATAAAACTTATTGTTAATGGATAAAATGGCGGAACCACAGAATTATTCAATCGAAACTCTAATCACAGCATTGGCTGATGTCGGTTATATAGATGTCAAAAAGCTGAGTGATAAGAAAGTGGCTGTTCTTACAGACAAGAACAGAGTCTCCACGCTTGAAGATATCCAAATCAAACTAAGAGGACAATACGATCCATCACCTTCATCTGAATCTTCAGTTGGTCGTGTTAGGGTTCAACAATTTCAAATTCTTGCAAAACCTGCAGGAAAACAAGGTAAGGCATCTGCTGGTGTTGGTAATGAAGATTTCCTAATTGACTGGATTAATGATACAGCAAAGACTGGTCCAATCAATGTAATCTTTAAATCACCAAATCAAACATATGTTGTCAATGGTTGCACGAAAGCAACTTCAGTCGGTACTGATACTGCTGGTAGAAAAAAAGCAGATGTGATTCTTGAAGATGTTACTGGAGTTAAATACTCTATTTCTATTAAGAAAGACGATGCTGAAACATGGGAGTCTGCTGACTCTTATTTTAGTGTAGAAGCAAAAGGAATTATTGATAAAGCAGTGGATGCCAAGAGAACTAAATTAGTAAAGCATAGCACTTATTATACGATAGAACCAAACATAGCAGTCAAGGCTAAACTGACCGAAAAGAAAGCAGTAGTATTTGGTTCAGATTTAATTCCTGGTGGTGCAGTTATCACTAAGACATTTGCATCTTCATCTTTTAGTCAAGAAGATGATACATTGACAGTAACTGTCTCTAATATCATAACTAAATTAGAACATGTCTATGGTGACAAAGATGTTTACTTCCTTATCCGTAATGATAAGACAAGAAAAAGTATTAAAGAATATCCAGGAATTAGAGTACTGGCTTCCTATAAAAAACGCATTAATAAAAATGTAATTGTAGTCGAGAGATAATCCTATGTTAAAATTTAAATCATTCCTCAAAGAAACATTCATTCCAGAAAAACAAATCTGGGAAGAATTTATAACAGAACAAAAAAATAATCGTGATAATGATGACATGGGTAAATATCACGAACTTAGATTTTTACATCATGTAGTTGATGAACCTAGATTTCCATCACACCATCGTTCTGAAGGTAAAGAAGATCCACTTCACAATGGCGATCCAAAAACTGTGCATGATAATATCATATCAAGAATGGATCCAGCCAAAGCAGAAATGTATGATAGGGGTGCTAAAGATACAGCCCACGAGTGGCGCAAACAAAATCTTGGACCAGACGAAGAAGCTGAAGAAGCATTCTGGACATCTAATCGAGATCAATTAGGGAAAAATGGAGAACAAATTCCAGGCGATCCTTTTAAAACAACTGGCATTCATGACCCAAATCAAAAAGCAGACGGCATTGTAAAAATTCGTAACAAAAAAACTGGTACTGTTAGACATGCTCCTGTGTCATTAAAGATTGGCAAAAATGATCCCAATTTAGCAAATCCTGGAATGGATGCATTAGAGAAAATGTCTGGACATGACAAAGGAGCACTTAATAGCATGGAAGGACCACACATTGAACATGCTAAGAGTCTTGGTTATCATCCAGACAGTAGAGTAGAGCGTCATGCTCAATGGAAAGCAGATTATATTGCTACCACTGAATCAGAAGGTGGTGTTGAGGGACTTAGAAAAAAGATTTCTGGTTTAGAAGAAATGAGAGACAAGGGTCAAAAATTAGAATCTAAACATAAGAAATATATTGAACATGGTAGAAATTGGTTAGATACTTATGATAGTCTAAAACCAAAAGACAAAGAAGAAATGTTAGCAAAGGCAAAACATCGTATGCAATCTGCATCTGATTCTTCTATACAAGTAAGAAAGTCAATCGCACAAAAGATTTCTGCTGGATTAAATTCTACTGTTAAAACTAAAGCTGATGGCACTACAGATGACTCTGAATTAAGGAGTAGATTAATGAAAAGTTTTGCACCACCCACTGTTTTGCCAACATCGATCGCCCATTCTAGAATTAGCGCAGATGGTAACTCTATTAGCCCAGAAGTTCATAACTATGAAGATTATGTAAAACCTCACTTTGATAGATTTGCTAATTTATCTGTAGAATCTAAAGATGGTATTACTTCTTATGTAAAGGGACATGTAAAAGATCCTAAGACAGGAGAACTTCTTAAAGATAAAAATGGTAAGCTGAAGAGAATGAATGTGGCTCAAATTAATGTCAAAAATAACGATGGTCCAATGAATAATATTGTTGGTTCTATGGTTCTAGCTAATCATAAATCAGATGCTTAATTTTAATTCCTATCTTTTACTAGAAGCCGACGAAGGTGACGGCAAACTAAAACACATTCATCACGCTGAAGACCGACCAATCCTACATGGATCATCTGGCTTTGACCACGCATATGGTGCTCTTATGAGTTCGCACTTACATGTTAAAAATGGAACTCAATCCAGCGATTTAACTACTAAGTATGATGGTTCACCAGCAGTTGTGTTTGGTCATCATCCAGATACTGATAAGTTCTTTGTTGCCACTAAATCTGCCTTTAATAAAAATCCAAAGATTAACTATACACCTGAAGACATTGATAAGAATCACGGACATGCTCCAGGTCTTACAGAAAAACTAAAAGATGCGTTAGAGCATTTACCAAAAATTGCACCAAAACAAGGTGTTTATCAAGGTGACTTAATGTATAGTGGCGATGATGTTAAGCATGATAAAAAGACAGGAACTGCATCATTTACCCCAAACACTATCACATATACTGCTAAAGGCGATGTAGCTAAGAAAATTGCTAAATCAAAGTTAGGTATCGTTGTTCATACACAATATGATAAAAGTGGTAAAGCTGTTCCGTTATCTTCTACACAAGGTTTTGCACAACATGCAGATGTTCATTGGCATTCTGCTAACTACGATGCAAGCAAAACATCGTATGAAGATTCAGCCCAGAACCAGTTTATCAAAAATATGACTGCTGCTAAAAAGATACATGATACTGCTGGTGATGAAATGTATAAAGCAATTGAACCTCATGGTGGTGATGGTGGACATCTATCAACTTACATTAATCAAACTGTTCGTGATGGATCAAAACCATCAGCTGCGGGTTTACAACAACACATTGCTGGTAAATATCAGAAGATGGTTGAGAAGTTAAAGACTGAAAAGTCTCAAAACGCTAAACTGGAAGAATTAAAAGGGCATGTTAACCACATTAGAGATAATGCTCAACACTATGATAATCTGTTCAAGATGCATCAACATCTACAAGCAGCAAAGAATGGTCTAGTAAGTGCATTAGAAACCAATGAAGGTAACTATGATCATTCAATCGGTGGTGTTGCATCAAAACCAGAAGGATTTGTTTATAGTCACAAAGGCGAACCCACCAAGTTAGTAAACAGAGCAGAGTTTGCTCGTCAGAATCTATTGAAGAATCGTGGAGCACCAAAGACAGATGAAGTTCATCACACAATTGCATTTGGTCGTATGAATCCACCAACCGCAGGGCATGAGAAACTTGTCAATCATATGAAAGAAACCGCCAAGAAATTTGGTGGTGACAGTACATTGGTTTTATCTGGTTCTCAAGATACAACTCCAGCACAAAAGAAAGCAGGTAAGAATCCTCTTTCTCCTGAGCAAAAACTAAAGCACGCAAAAAATGCATTTCCTGGAACCAATATCAAAGTTGCTGATAAACAAAGTCCAACTATTCTTCAACAAGCAGCAGATTTACATAAACAAGGTGTGACCCATCTACACTTTGCTGGTGGCGAAGATCGCAGACCAATGGCAGAATTGCTCAAGAAATATAATGGTGTTAAAGGTGCTCATGGAGAGTATAACTTTAAAGACATTACATTTGAGAACGCTGGCAAAAGAGACGAAAATGCCACAGGTGTTGAGGGTGTTTCTGGAACTAAGTTAAGAGGTTTAGCATCAGCAGGTAAGAAAGAAGAATTCCATTCTCATCTATCCTCACAGATGAAACTACAACATAAAGATGCATTATATAACGATCTTCGTAAGGCGATGAAATGAAGAAACTAATTTTAATTCTAGCAGTAGCATTATCTGGTTGCGCAGTAATCTTTCCTAAGCCACACGACCCTGTTATGTTTGGTCAAGCAATCGATGTTAAAGTAGGACTAAGTAAGATTAGTTGTGAAGATAAGTCCAATTGGCAACCAGTATTGGACAAAGTAGAAACTCTCAAAGTTTACTCTTCCGAACGAGGTGATCCACAATCCGATGCATTTGGAAAAATGGAAGAAGCATTAAAGAAAGCCAAAGATAGTAAGAGTAATACATTCTGCGAGAGCATTGTTAAACTTAATAGAACAAGAGTCGATGTAACCATCGATGCTTGGAAAGGTAGAAAATGAGTATCCTTAATGATTTAAGAGAACATGCTGGACTTGGTGGTCCAGCAGCATCATTGGCAAACGAACTCCTAGTGATCCACGAAAACTATGCTCAGGGACAACTAACCTCTGAAGAGTACGCATTCCTCTTACAAGAGATCGCTGACATTCGTGCACAACAAGAACTAGCCTCAGACGAGATCGCCTGTCGTTGGATCGTTGCTGCAGCATCTGCTCTACTATCGGCTATGTAAGGATACAAACTCCTAAATAAGTATGTACTACTTTATAGATGGATCGTATGAAAGATTATAGACAACTAATAAAAGAATTACCCTCAACTACATTAGTATGTGCACTTGGAGATTTCGATCCTCCGACTACGGCACACGAGTTGTTGGTTAAAACTGTCAATAGACTGGCAGAGCAAAAGAATACTGACCACGTCATCTACGCATCCACTAAAGATAGTTTGATTCAGGAAG